TTCAATCTAGATAACATGTAATGATTACCTGGACGAGCTTGCGTCATATAAATAATTTTCGTTCTAGGGTCTACCCAAAATGATTGCATTACTGCGTTAGTATATGGCGATAAATCTGTGATGAATTCCGGTTCTTGCTCTTTTGGTTCGAATCGGTATTCTGTCGCTCGATATTCTTTATAGTGTTCATCTACAGCTTTCTCAACCTTTTTAGTGAAAGCATCTAGTGTTGAATAATCATGATACAAACGATCTTGCAATGTCTTATGACCATAACCTGTATTATCAATACGCGCGTCTTTTACTTCATTGATACCGTCGCCGTTATGGCCTAGAATCATATTGCTAAAACGGCCATTTAAATACGTTAAATAATCTTCAACACTGTCATTCAAGTATTTAATTTGTTTCGCTGAGTGTGCGTATATTTCTTCTTTTTGATGGTATATAAACATTTTCTCAAGTTTGCTCATACCTTCATCTAACAAGCGATAGTTATACTCATGTTGAGCAACTATTTTCCGACCTGTCATTGAATGTAAACTTGTAATTAATCCGTAAGCCATTGGTTGCCTCCTTTAGTCGTAAAAACTGTAATAATCCTTGATTAACTCGTACATAATAACCTCGTGACCTTTTTCGTTAGGGTGTAAGCCGTCCTCCATGCTCGCTTTCCTAAAAGCTGGATTGTATGGCTTAAAGTAATCTGTGTGATATGCGTCAAACACTGGTACATCTAACTCACTACAAGCTAATATTTGAGCGTTTACATAGTCCTCAAGTGTTAACCCTAGTTTGTTTTTGTCCGTGTCTTTACGGCGTATTGTTGTACCACTCATAGGGCATTGTCTTGTAGCTGTCATCACTAGTATTTTTGAATCTGGATTATTCTTTCTAATAACTTCAATTGCAGAACAAAAGGCACCGTAAAACGTTTTTGTATCCGTTTTATCAGTGCCTATCGGTACGCCTGCCCAATAACCGTGTAACCAGTCATCATCAGTGCCTTGTAATATGATTAGGTCTCCTCTTATTTGCTCTGCTTGTCTATAAATGCTGTTTTCTACCGCTTCTTTACCTATTGGAACTGTTGCCATTGTTGCGCCACCTCTTGCAAGATTAGTCGTTTTAGCTTTCAATTTCTTGCCTAACATTTCTGTGAAATTAGTTTTTGCGTGCGACCCTCTAGCTACAGAGTCGCCAATCGTTCCAATTGATTTGATGTTTCTTATACTTGATTGACTAGTAAAGTCGTACATGATCGTACCATTAGCAGTTGTAACTGTTTTAGTATTCATCTTATCGACTTTAGCGTTTATTTTTTCATTCTGCTTAACCAATTCATTATTTATAGATAAACTTGCGTTAACTTTTGCGTTTAATGCTTTTAGTTCTTTAGATGGGTCGGATTTTGTAGATTTTACGCTTTTAACATAATTTGCAGCATCATGAACTGCTTTGTTATAACGATTACGCCTTGTAAAGTCTCCTAATACTACATCTTGCTTAGTGATATTATTGTACGCATCTCTATGTGTAGTGATTTCGACTATTCTCACTAAGTCGTTATATCCTATGGCAGAATCCACCACTCTAACAACATCACCTATTTTAGGGTTAGCTTCTGGGAAATGTTCACGTAACGCTACAAAGTCTAAGGAAATAGAAGCAGTGACACTTTTCTTTATCAATAACTCCATTGCTTTTTTTAAACTATCTTCTTTTTTAATACGTCCATCAACAAGCGGTGGCGCTTCTCTTTTACCTATCAATTGTGCTAATGGATGAGTGAATTCAATTTGTAGTCCCGCTTCTGCAAAAGTCTGTTGTCCATCAAAATCACCATAACCTTTAATAAAGGTATAACATTTAGATGCATCTTCTTGTATTTTGACGTTATCAGCATTCACACCAGCTTTAATGTAATAATTGGCAAACTTAGATAATTCATCATACAAATGAAACGTTTTAGTCTTTGCATCGTATTCATATTCGAGATGATAACGCTCAAGTCCTTTTTTAAAGATTTCTAATCGTGTATCTCCTTTGCCTAATCCCTCGAATTTAGATGCATCTACTTTTGGATGTAATACATACTTATAACCCGTTCCTTTAAAGACAGTATTGAAGAACTCAACGCCTGTAAAACTTTCGTTATACTCTTGGTAAATCCTAGAATTGTTAAGGTCATCAAGTTCTTTTTGCCTAGCTTTGATATCAAGCCTTATTTTTTCGCCAATAGTAGACTTATCAAGTATGACAATTACATATTCGTTGAAATCATCTTCACCTTCAACATGAGTGATCGTCCACATTTTAGTTATAGCACCTATTGCGTCAAACGTACTCGCGTTCTCGATAATAGTTAGATCCAAAGAACTATCTTCATTTAGCTTTTTACTTACCTTTGTACTAACATTAATAGCGTGCCCTACACCCTGTAGACTTTTTAATAAAATTGGCATAGGCTACTCCTTATCTAAAATATAATTTGTGTCTAAATGTAATTTGTTTCATTACTTTATTAGACTTGAATCGATTCCAGCCTGGATATAAAACCGGTTGTTCTAAAGTTTTATTAAAAGAATCTATATTTAAATAACCTCTATAGGTATGTTTACCGTCGAAGATTATTTTATCTCCGGCTTTTAAATCAACTTCCTTAATAACTGAGATATTTCCTTTATCTGTATAGAAAGTGAATCCATCCTTATCATTAGCTTTAACATCTTCAGCTAACTCTATTTCAACAACATTAAACTGATTAAACTGTGTTAAAGGAACATCACCGTTATAATAAACTTCTCCTGAGTTAGTGTTGTAAAATGTCATTTGACGCCTCTTATCACCTTCGTTTGTAGGCAATCTATCAGGTACCGACCATTTTTCAGGGTCGTTATTACTTTCAAGATCAGTACTATAACCGACACTTTCAAAGTATGGTAGTTCGGTTGTTTCAAACGACAAAGAAAATTCCCCTGATGTTTGTGTTGTGTCAAAAGAAACTTCACTTACTAGTCCTACAAAAAGTTGTCGTCCATCAACATAATCAAGCTCAAATGCTTGTTTGTCTTTTGGTATATCTAATATATGCTCATACTTAATTGAATTGTCTGGTGTAGCTAATTCCCTTAAATAAAAACGTCCAGCAAATAGTGCTTGGACGTCTGACTTTAAATGTGAAGCATAAGCAATTTTAGGTACTTTATACCTTATCTTAAGCTCTACTTTTTTAAGTTCTTCTTTAGCGTAATTATGAAATCTACCATCAATACCCTCTATATCAGAATAGTTACGATGATATCCTGCGCCTGTAACGTTATATTCAACTACTTCCAAGTGATTATAAGTGAAAGGATTGTCACTGACGCGATACTGTGAACCATTCCTTATTACTTCTATATCGTGCGCTATCAACTAACAAACCTCCCTTATAATAAGTTGAAACTTCCGTCTATAGCGTTCATGTCATCAATGCGTGATTTAATTAAATCAAGGTCGCCCTCATTTCTAATCGTTACATTCACAATAGGTCTATTATTTTCTTTTAAGCTATGTTGAACATCGCTAGTCATGTGTCTGTCTATAGAAGTACTTACAGGATTTACTATACTATCTGTCAAAGTAGAGGATAGCTCTTTATTAAAGGCACTGCCAAAGTCTGTAGCAATTACTTTTGCTTGTGATACCGCTAAACCTTTACCTAAGCTACTACCTCCACCGTGTCCACTTACGAATGAAGTTACAGAGTCCCAAGCTGATGAAATCGCATCGCCTACCGCGCTGACTACTTTGTGCGCAGCATTGGCTACACCCTCAGCTACTTTGCCGATTAATTCCGCTCCGGCATTTAAGAAATCACTGAAGAAACTTTTAATCTTACCAAGTGCATCACTCATACCGTCACCTACATTTGAGACAACTCTTTTAAACCCATCAGCTACTTTACTCGCGAAACTTGTAACTGTATTCCAAATGTTAGAAACCCATTCAGAACCTTTTGTGATAATAAAGTTTAATGCTTGTCCCATTTTTTCAGCCACACTCCAAGCAACACGACTGAACCAACTTGTAACAGTGTTCCAAATACTGCTAACAAAATTAGTGATTGTACTCCATATCTGTGACCAACTTGTACCAAACATAGAAAGTGTTCGATTCATTACGCCAGTTAAAAAGCCGATAATTGACTCCCAAACTGATTGCATGTATTGCCAAATCGTATCAAGCACATTGGTAACCGTAGTTTTAATAGTCTCCCAAGCACCTGAGAAGTCGCCAGTAAGCAACTGAATTAAAGCAGTGAACAAACCTACTATGATTTGGACTGCTACGGATATCACTGTTCCTATGGCTTGGAACGCAATTGTAATTAAAGTCCACAAACCTTGTATGATATTCATAACGTTTGTAATGATGCCTATTACCAAAACACCTAAAACTTGCATGAATATTTGTCCTAATACTTGCAATATAGGCATTATCGGTTGTAAGGTAGATTGGATTTTGCCCCACAATTCAGTTAACCAGCCGACTACACCTTGAATCGCACCAGAAACTGCCGTTTTAACACCGTTCCACGCTTCAGTAATAGTATTTCTAAAGTTCTCGTTTGTTTTCCATAAATAAACGAGGACACCAATGAATGCACCAATTACTGCAACAACTGCTAAAATAGGTGCTGAAATCGAACCGAATGCACCTATTAATGCTTCCGTAGCTCCAGTAACTAAACTTGATGTTCTAACGAAGTCTAAAATCTTTTCAGTGACGCTGAATAAGCTCAAACCAAACACATTTGTAAGTACACTACTTATAGCAACAATCGGAGCCATTAAAGCCCAAAATACACCGCCTAAAATACCCATAACGCCAGCAACTTGTGCTATAGCTGGGTGTGTTTCGAATAGTTTAGCGATAAATCCAGCTAGATTAGTGATAAAGTCTAACAATTTACTAGCTATAGGAGCCATTGCAGTACCAAAAGCAACTAATGCTTTTACGATATTACCGATTAACTGCATAATAGTAGGACCATTCTCTTGAACATAACTGATAAAGTCTTTAAACCCTTGTGATTGTCCTACTTGTTCTGACCATGCTCTAAATTGAGAAGTTAATTTAACCAACCAATCAAAAATGTTGGAACTGTTTTGTGCAAAAGCAATCATTAAATTACCAATACCAGCGAACACATTACCAAATATCTGACCAATCTTAGGTAAGTTAGTGGTAGTGTAGTCAATAAACGCTTTAATAGCATTCTGACCAGCTACACTATTAGCCCAATTTTGGAAAGCTATAGACATGTTCTGTAGTCCTTGAGACACAAATTTGAACAACGGCATTAATTGAGTGAAAATGTTAACTAATCCGTCGCCAAATCGTCCTGCAGCGTTCAATAAATCTCCGAAGATTGCGCCACCTATGCTATTCAATGCTTCAAACGCTTTCTTAGCTGTTTCGGAATGTTTAACCCAATTCTCAAACTCGCGTGCGTTTGCTTCAACTAGCATAGATACTTCGGATAAGAATGGTTTTAATTGAGACATCGCACTTGTAACGCCTCTGATACCTGCTGACATCGCATTAAAGATACTTGCTTGATTCTCTTTAACAATATCACGCCATGTAGTTTTTAACTGATCGCTCGCATCTCTAAAGTTTTGAACTTCTTTTGTTACTGCCAATGTTCCATCTTCAACCATTTTAAGAGCGCTAATAGCCATTGCACCAAAACCAACAACTCCAAGACCTGCGACAGAGAATGCGCCAACTAAACCTAAAACGCCACCCCCTAATACACCAACCGCATTAAGTACTGCCATTATTGCAGGTACTAACCCGGCAATCACTGGTATCAATGCTTGTATACTAGCAATCATTAAGCCTTTAACTTGTTGTGCAAAAATTGTACCAAATGTACGAATTTTAGTAGCTAGCGCGTCCATTTTCTCACTATAATCAGTTAAGGACTGATTCAGTGCCTTAGTTAAAATTTGGGTTTTTGTCATACCTCTCGTATCGAAATTAACTTTTATTGTTTTGTTGTGTAACGTGGCCAACATCGTTTTTGCACTAGCAATTGCACGTTTTAACGGTGAATTATTACCATCTATTTTAACGTTATGTTCACGCCATTTTTGCGCCATAGCTTTAGCGCGTTGTAAAGCTCTTTGGAATCTTGAAATATCTGCTTTTACATCTGTTTCAATTTCGTTTGGTACAGCCGTCTTTGCTAATCGTTGAGCTTTCCTTACATTGCTTTGAAAATCTCTAATATTGGCCATAATCTTTGCCATAAAATGAGTATCCAAAGGCTAACCTCCTTTCGATTCAAGGAATTTTCTTGTACCTTCTTTGAAGAGTTCACGTCTTCTTTTTTCTTCTTCTAATCTAGCTTTTTGTACACGAGCATAGCTACCAGGCTCCCTTATTTCGTAACGTTGTTTCTCAATGTCACGAATCATACTAGTTAGCCTCTTAGAAGCTTGTACTAAGCCGTTAGCTTGCGCTTGTTCAATTAATAATTGTCTTTGATCTAGGTACCTATCCTGACCACCAATAAGCCAATCACGCCATTCAGCAGGTGTTAGTGCTAACAATTCATGTTCAGGGATATATCCTAAATATCTAGCTGTCAGTTGCCTTATTTTTGAGTAATCGTGTAAGGTTCTGCGCCCATGATTTCCTTGTAATTCTCTTTCATCATTTCTATGCCTGCTTTCGTCATTTCTTTGTCCTCGCTTTTGGCCATATTCGGTGCTTTGTTCAATGTCATCCAGTACGAGCGACTCTCCCTCTTGAAAAAACCACTATTGTTAAGTTTGTCCAAAGCCCCTTGTAATAACGGCAAAGTATCCTCGTTTTCAGTGATGAAATCATCAATCGCTTTTTCTAATTGTTCTCGAGTTGGTGGGTTTTTTAAATAAGCAGTAGCACATTCCCAAAATTGTAAAATCGCTTTGTTTCTAGATTCTAGCAAACCGTTAAAGATAACATTGAATCCTGGCATTGCTCCTTTTCTCCCATCTTCGCTATCTTCTGAGAATTTTTCAGCTTTTCGGTCAAATGCAAATGTTACTTTTGCTTCTACTTCGTAATCTTTTTCTCCGTCATTAATTTTTAATGTTGTAATTGGATTAAATTCAGTCAAAATATATACCTCTTTTCAATTTTTTTATAAAAAAATAGGGAGCTTACGCCCCCTTGATCTATTAGTTTACATAGAATGGTCTTCCGTGCGTGAATCAGATACAACACTAGCTTTCTTTTGATTCTCGAATGTTCCGACTTTTTCGCCGAATTTTTCGTATTCAACTGTAGGCGCACCTGCAGCTTCAAACCACTCTTTCGGCAAGTTATCTTCAGCACCTTCTGCTGTATTCCATTTAACTTTTAATGATAGTTCGATTTTGTCACTTTCATCATCAAATGACATTTCAAATGATTCTGGAACAACATAACCAAACATTCCGTGATGTTTACCGTCTGCACGTTTATTACGCTCATAAAGCCATATACGCAACTGTCCACCTGTTTGTACAGCGTGTTTCACTGCTTCAATTCCTTTATCTCCAGGCACATTACCAATTGTTAATTTAAATGATTCTGACATTGCATTGGGAGAATAGTCCGTTTTACCGCCTCGTACTATTTCAGCTAAATCATTTTCAATCGTATGTCCACCTTCTTGTAAGTCAGCTAATAATAAAGATTCTACTGGATCTAAGTCAGTTTCAGCTGGACGTACAACTGCTAAATAGTTTTTTTGCGCCATTTAATACACTCCTTCGTTTTTCTTTTTATGTCTGTACTTAAATAAAAGCCGTATCGTGCCATGCTTAGTAAACCTGTCTATATCAGGGAATACTGCTTGACTATCGATACGGCTAAATTGAAACTCGTAATTATCTATTTCTATAGGTCTGTTAAGCACATAACCTATCGCGCTTAAAATGAGCTTAGCCTCGTATTGTGTAGCGAACTGTGAATACACATGTATGACAATACCGACTGTTTCTCTCATTGTTGCGCTAGATTCGTTGTTAGTGACGTTTGATTCACCCACAACAATATATGGGTAAACAGCGTCATCTTGAACAACGTCAAAAACCCTATCATCAACTAGTTTGTTAATGTTAGGGTCTGAGATTAATCTTTTATATATTTGATTTGTAAGTTCAGGCTCAACTGATACCCACATATTTAACCACCTCTATGAAAAATACTGCTCGAATGTCTTGCGTCCTGCGTCAATTGCAGGGTTCCAAAATGGCTGTGGCGCTTGACCATATGTGGTGTACCATTCGCCGTCATCACCTTTAAAACTCCACGGAATCTTTGTAGCACGACTACCACCAGGACCAGTAGCATATATACCAGTACCGTATTCAACGTATATTGCATAATCTGCGCCGACACTTATAACACTGGATAACCCACCATCGAAATATTTAAAGTCAATACTTTCTTCTAAAAAACCTAAGTCAACAGGAGCTAATGCTACAGCAGTGTTGTAAATCTTCGTCGTTGTTTTAGCAATACCTTTTTTAACCCACTCTTCTATTTTCTTATCGAACTTATCCAATTCAACAACCATGCTATCAGCACCGTACTTAACTTTTGCCATATGGCACCTGCTTAAGTCGTAGTAACTTAATTTCATGTTGTCCGCCCTGATCTACAGAATCACCTTCAATACTAAAGATTCTACCCTCATACTCAAATAAATTGTTTTTAGATATTGGCAAGTCATAAGGTACATATAGGTTTCTGTCATATTCTTGTGACATTTGATGAAATTTTAGTTGTTCAGATGTAGTAGGCGTATCCATAAATCCTTTAATTGTTTTATCGCTTACAAAGCGCTCTTGTATAATTGGATACTCTCCTACTTTTTTGATACTTCCAATAGAAATAGTGTGAGGGAATTCGTCGTATGGGTTAAACACAAACAACACCTCTACCTTATTGGTTTAAACGGATGAAACTTTGCTCGTTTATACCTGTTTAATACTCCACTAATGTAATCAGGGACACCATCGTTATAAGTGTACGACACTGTCCCCATACTTCTTGACTTTAAATTCTTTTTAACTTCAGGTCGTTGATAATACTCTAGGACATCTGCGACATACTTTTTGATTGAGTAAGGATAAATGACTTGACCATCTTTCATAAAATCATTGTTTGTTATATCCCTAACATCTTCTAGTATTCCGTCAACTTCCATCTTAAATATTTCTTCTTCATCACTTTTAACTTCCACTCCATTTTTCTTGAGTAAAAGTTTAACATCTTCATAAAGAGTCATTTTTATCACTCGCTCTTATCAGACGTAGTACGACGTGATTTAACCTCTTTGTAACCGACAAGACTGTAATAAGAGTCAAATGCCTTCTTTGTAACAGTAATAGTCATATTGTCTTTTTTTACCTTAATCTCTTCTGCAGGATTAGCCATCATATCTCCTCCTATTCAGTTGGTTTAAGCGTTGCGAACGCTTCTGGTTTAACGTTCATGTATGCAATATGCATCGTCGCACGTAAAGCGAACATATCACGTTCAAATAATGATACTGGTTGGCCAGAAGCATCTGATGCTTGTAACGTCGTTAACGTGGCATCTTCAGAAATTGCATACTCAATACCTTGTAAGATACCGTAACGTGCGTAATCCCAATCACCCATTAGTGCTAACGATTTCTTTTTGTCGTATACATCCGCTCCAGTATAAGATAGTGGTAATCCCATAATCTCGTTCCCGTTAGCATCAAATAATGGTCTGTCATTAGCATCTAAAGCATTACGCATTTTACTTCTGAATGAACGTGTAGTTAATACTCCGTTTGGATCTAACTCTTCATCTTCAATAGTAGCCATTAATGCCGAAAGGTCTACGTATAAATTATTAGTATCTGTAACAACGTTACCTTTCTCTTCTGCGCCTTCAACAAGCGGTTTACCACTAGTTGAAGTGTTGTAAGGTGATTTAGTACCAAAGATAACAGCTTGGTCAAACGCTTTGTAAAATGCCTCTGCAATTAGAGGTTTAACCTCATTAAAGAAATCTTTTGCAGTCCATTTAAGAAACTCTTTTGATAACGGAATAATTACACCAATTTTCTTAGCTTCCATTTCTGCTTGTGCATATTCAGGCTTAGAAGTTTGAATACGTTCCGTTTCTGATACCCAGTAGGCGCCTACACCTTTTGCTAAGTAAGTAAATTTTTTCTTTTGTGCTGTCATTGGCTCATTTTTAGCTAATTTCATAATTGCTGAATTAGCCATAATGTCTTTCATGATTAAAGTACCTTGTTCTGCTGGAATAACGCCGTTTTTAAAATCCGATAAAATAACATTGCCTGGCGTGTATGTTGGAGTTGCCATATTTTATTACCTCACTTTATTTTCTAATATTGATTTCTTTCGCCATTTCTTCAATGGACTTTACATTTGAAGGGTCTAAATCTTGATTTCGTGATTCTTTAACATCTCTTCCACTCGATTTAAATTTAGACTCAACACCTTTTTGAACATACTTGTCAAAGGTTTCTTTTAAAGCTTTTAAGTTTTGCTCAGTATCTTCATCAGAATCGCCTAAAAATCTATCAACTAAGGATGTTGGTAAATTTAGTTCCTGCGCTTTACCTAGCGCGTTACTTCTTAACTTCTCACGTTTTGCCTCTGCGTCGCGTTTTTCTAACTCTTGTTCAAGAGCACTAATACGTTTTTGTTCTTCTGATTGCTCAGGATTACGCTTCCGTACTTCTTGTTCGATTAGATCCTCAAGATTTTTCTCTTTCCATGATTCTAATCCTTTCGAATGATAACGATCTAATTCAGGTTGAATGAATCGTTTACCTTCTTCTGTATCTAAAAAGCCTTTAACGTCATCAACAGACACCGTCTTAAGTCCCTTTAGATAATCTTTTACTTCTTTATCGTCTTTGTGTTCTTCAAAAAAAGACTTAACTTCTTCGATATTCATATATCAAAACTCCTTTTTGCCCTTCGCGTACCCTAACAGTCCGAAAAGTGCATAATAAAAAGCAGTTTAACGACATGCTAAGGTCGAGTAGCAAAGAGACAACTAAAAAAGTGTGAAATCATTATTTTTAGCATTTTCTTCGCTAATAGATGTTTTAACCATATCTAAATCAGCTTCATTTTTAACTGTTACGTTTACAACAACTTTTTCGTTTTGTAACTCTATTATCTCTTCGTACAAGGATTTAATGCGTTCTAACTTTTCTATAGCTTCGCCAGTATCAACATTTACTTTTATTTTAAAATCCATATCAATTACCACCTTTTCGCTTATATTTCTCCCACTCACGATAAGTCATGAATGGGATAACTTCATTTTTACCATCGTCTTTACGTGCTCTCATTACAGTTGGCAATTCATTTTCATCAATATAATAAAGTAATTTGCAACGACAATTAATATTCTCTTTCGCACTGTTTACACCAATAAATAGCTTGGGCGCCTGCCCAACACACCCACTTGATTTAAAATTCTGATCTATTTCCACTGATTCCCCATCTAAATGACGATGAGTATCACGTGTTCGTGTATCTTTAGTAGCATGCCAACGTTTCTTCATCTTCAAACCGTTATCTTTAGCAACCATTGCGCTATCAAGTCCAGCTTGTGACATTGCTCTGCCTGCTTCTGTACGAGCCACACGCAATGATTGAGCTTTAGACATGCCGACATCATCACGTATTGCTTTAGCTATCTTAGAGTAACCCTCTCCACTCATAATACCTTGTGTAATGTGCATACGTATCTTTTTCAATACTTCATCACGATGTTTTTGTAGTGTTGGCATTAAACGAATGAACTCAATAGGTTGTTCAATAGCTGATTTGATTACCTCTTTACTCGGAACATCAAACTGCATAGATGTTTGACTCGCCATTTCATATAAATAAAGGCTCATAAGGAATTTTTCTATATAAGCATCTTCTTGTGACTTCTGAATCATCTTAGCTACTTGCCTATAGTCATCAGTCAACATTGTACCTATACGAGTTAACTCCTTATTGAGCCTGTTGTATTTATTGAATTCAGTCCATGTAACATACACATCATCATTTTGATATTTCTCAAACATATCTGCGATGATTTGTTTTATCTCTTTAAGTCGATTAGCAAATAGTTGTTCTATTGGTTTTTCTGCTTTAGAGATTAAACCCTCGATATACTCATCAATATCATTCTGATTGGTTATTTTGGGATTTGTCATTTGCGTCACCTTCATCTATGTCAGGTAATTTGTCATTAAATTCAAGACTTTCTTTTTCCATTTCGTCTAATTCGTAATCAACATCATCAACTAGTTGTGATTGTCCTAACCTTGTTCGTTCTGAAACTTGTCCCTTCAGGTTAATTAGCACTTGTGATTCTTCTAACTTATTAACTGGAATGTTACGAGTGAACTTAAATATCAGGTTTAAATAACTATCATCATCCAAGTTGTACCCTTTACGCTTTAATGCAGATAAAATAACTTTGAATTGATACCTCAACATAGCTGTCATCTTACGCTCAAACGTCATACACTTGTTCTCTAAAGCCATAAGTTTAAGTTTCATTCCAATGATAGGTACATTTCCGTTAAACTCGTCAGAATTAAAGTTTACTGACTTTGCAAAACGCATGATATTCTTTTCGATTCGATCTAAATGGTTCTCAATCATTGTGTCGTTTACATCTTTTGTTAAGTATTTAACGTCCATATCTTTGTCGAACAGCTCAAATGCGCCACTCTTTTGTGTTTCTTGAATCATTTCTTCACTCATACCCATACCGCGTAACACAAGGTATGCTAAACGTGTCTGACTAATCTCACTTGATGCATCACTCATTGTTAAATCATATGCGTCAATTAAGTGAATAACCTTTTCAGCATCTCCTATCATCTCTTTGTTGTTAGGTACACCAAACAATGGATTGTAATCAAATAAATGTTCATATCGTCCAACTTCTTGCAAAGCGTCAATACCTTCTCCTCGAAATACATAATAATAAGTATTATCGTAAAACTCTGCGTACACATAATCAGTGCCATTATCATCATCTTTTTCATAAAAGTAGCGCAATGAGTATGTAGGTTCTAAAATATTGTCGCCAACAAAAATAACATTATAGGGATCTATATTCTTAATCCTAATATCACCATTCGTATCAATATATGCTAACCTAGCACCATATCCGCAAATTGCTGCCATTTTACCTATTTCAGAATCCTCATCATCAACACTATTTCTAATGGCAAAGTTGGTTATAAACTTTTTCAACTTTTCGTTTTTTTCTGCGTTTTCATCTAAATCATAAGTAACAGGAACACCATGTAAATAACCAACACGTGTATCAACAATTTCGCTGTCAAAAGAGTTGTTAAGTTTGTTATTAACAGACACGTCTAATCGCCTTACATTTCCACCAGTTTCAAAATCTTCTTTTTCTTCAATTGGTCGACGTTTGAATATTGGTACATAGTCAATATGTGTCTTGTATCTATTATAGAGATTAACCATTCTCTCTCTATCGTCTTTATGTGACTCTATTAGAGCCTCAATATGCTTAGGCAATATTCCTTGTGCTTCAATATCATCTATTAACTTATACAATGTCATTTCCCCCTCCTTAATCGTTCAGGTTTAGTATGTGTGTATATGGCATATCTTAACGAGTCCAACACGTCATCAAATTCTTTTATAGGCTCTCCGTTTGTAGGGTGCCAAACGTATTTAAATACCTCTTGCTTAAACCTATCCATATTATCATAAAGAACAAGTAACTTGTTTTGTTTGAACAACTTAGCAACTTCCTCTACACCCGATAGTTTACTTTTATCAGCGTTAATTGCACGTAATCTATGTCTTCTAAATTCAGTGATGTATTCAGGTCGTGCAGTATCGCAGTAAAAATTAATATTGCCATATCTACTTACAATATCTTTTGCAATAACCACCCAATCATCAATAAACTTAAATTGGTGTGCGTGCTCCTCAATAAAATAAAAGTTACCATCTATACCTCGTCCTATTAACACAATAGATCCATAGTGCTCGTAACCCCAGTCGACACCAGCAAAGTATTCTTTGATAGGTATGTCGTCCAGTTCATCTGCTTTAATCGTATTCTCATTCAAATCAAAGTCGGCATATACTACACCGTCACCAGACACCCACATACCGTTGATATTACGTTCATAGAACATACCTGATGGTGTTGAAGCCTTAATAGACTCTTTATATCTATCATTAAGAAAGTTATTGTCATCGAGCTTAAATTGGTGACTCAGTATACCTGCTTTAGGATCTGTATTTTCAATATAATCTTTCAACAACCAATGCTCGGGATGGTCAGGGTTGGTATCTACCAATATTCTTGCACCAGTTCCACTACAACGTGACTTAATCTCGTCAAACACCTCTTCATGCGCTAACGACGCTTCATTGATATATGCACCAAACGATGTCATACCACGTATAGCTCCTATACCACTTACTTTACTGTGACCTGTCTGAACCACTTGAACGCCAAATAACATGAATGAATTATATTTATCAAAATTAAACTCAATGCCATATTTGTTAGTTAACTCTATTAGTACGTTTTTTTGAATCGTACCTAATGTTGCACCAGCAAGTATATATTGAGGTGTCTCAATTCCTTCTTCGTCTGCTATCTTTCGCACACGCATTAACTCACGTAAAAATAAGTCATTGTTTAATATTGTTTTACCTGTACGCTTTGCTCCGTGATTAATTAACATAAACCAATCTCGTTTTTGCGTTTGCTTCAATATTTCAATTTGTTTGTCCGTATATAAAGATTTAAGTTTATTCATTGACGATCACTTCCGTTATTGCGTCGTGAAGTTGTTTGATTTTATCTTCTGTTCCACTGTCACCTTTATCTATTTGTTCAATCTTCTTCTCAAGCATCTTAATTTCAGTTTCTATTTTCTTGTTAGCTAAAACTTCGTTACCTAACGTCATTCTATTCATACCATCTAAACTAGCGAGGAATGCATCAGCTGTCGCTTTCTTCACTCCCTCTATTTCAATGTCATTCTTAGCTACATTCTTTAGCCACTCATATTCTTCAAAAGCCTTTTGGCGTGTCCATTTTGATTGTTCAGCTGCTTCTTGACGCAATTCTTCATACCTATCTAAAATCGCACTATTCTTACTCAACTCAAAAGCTCGGCTATCTATATAATTATCACTTTTACCTTTAGTCGAATACCCTGCGTCAATATATGCTTTCCGTTGGCTCTTGCCCTCGATGAGTCCTAATACAAACTTTTCTTGCTTCGGTGTTAATTTAATCAATTGTTTTCACTGTATCACACGCCTTTACGTTAATTACTCTAGTTATTTTAAATATAAAAAATGCCCCTACATCTTGTGCAGGAGCTACGTTCAATAAATGTGAAAGGAGGAAAATAGTTATGACTCAAATTGCAAGAATTAAACTACCCACCATATAGGCAGGCAGTAAGTGATTAATAGCGTAACATATCAACTTTACATGTTTGTCACTTCTCAATCACATCGATGAGAACATCTAATGTGGCTATTACCCCACGTCTTAAGATAATTCTTACAAATCAATTATATAAAATTAATTCACAGTTTAAAAATAGTGTCATTTTCGTCATTTCTGTCATTTTTGTCATTTTCGTCACTGTAGTAGATAAATCTTTTCTGCTAACTCATCACGGCGCGCTAAGAAGTTGTTTCTGTTCAATTTAGAGTTAGGCATCTTCTTGATAATTGCATCTCTGTTATAACCTTTCTTCAACAACTCTAAGAAGCAAAAGTCAACGTGTCCTAATCTCTGTTGTGATTGATTTATAAACTCAACTTCTTTTAACATCTGCGCATACCTTTTATTTGCTCTTTCAAGCCTCACAACAACATCTTCAACTTTGCTTGAGTTTTCCCCTTGTGGTTTCGGTAACGTCGCTTGTATACCATACTGTGCGATTGAATTGCTATCATATTCCGGTATTACATCAGCTAACACATTACACTTCATTTTATGTGTGCCTATCATATTAACGATTGACTCTTTGCTATACATCTATTCTGACACCTCCGCCCTCATCAAATCACACTGATCGCTCAACTTTGCGAAGTCACTCGGCGCCTCTACATCATCATTAGCCGTCATCATAATATATACTTGCTCAGTTACATACTTACCTAACTCATACATCGCTAGTAAGAATAATAGTCTTAATATTTGTTTAATCATTGTTTATCTACCTTCTTTACTTCGTATAAGACCGGATATAAATTTAAAAAGTGCATTCTATAACCAATCGTTTTAACTTCTACTTTGTCGCCTACTTTTAACCTAGCTTGTATGTCTGCGCTAGCAAATTTCTTTTTGAATAATAAGTCAGAGTTTTCAATGACTTGTTTGTTGTCTAATACAATATAGAACTTATCTTCTTTATCTTGTCTCTTGTTATATTTATCTGTAATTGTCCCTTGATGTACTTCTTTGTGTTGGTAACTAGCCACTGTATAGATAGGCAATGCGACAACAAGTAGCAATGCGGTTATACCGAATAATGACAGTATTCCAACAATAAAGATGTCGAACCCATCCATATTTTTAAGTTTTTTAATCATTTCCCACACTCCCTTATATTTTCAAACAACTGACCCACTTTAATAACTGCATCCCTTTTAACTTGTTTCTCGTACTTCTCTTTCGCTTCTTCTTTACTCTCTGCCTCAACAACTGTAAACCTTTGATTACTCTTAGCTTTAGTTATGTGTGTATGCTTGCGTCCTGTTGAATCTTTGAATGTTGTGACTAGGTATTGTGTCACTTCCCCAAAACCTCCTTGACTCGATCTAAGATGTCTTTACACGTATCCTTTTCCTGCGTCTGCTGTTCCATCTTGTCTTTCGTGGTTCCTTTTCATTTTCTTTTTGTATGCGTCAATGAGTTGATCGATAGTGTAGTAGTTGTTCGCTAATGCAAACGGTAAAAATAAGTTGCTACTATATGGACTTTCATACATTTCATCTATAGTTGACATAAATTCATCTACTACATCACTATCGTTAAAATCGATTTCAACTCGTTCTATATAGTCGTTAAAATCTCCGTCATCTAAATAACCCAAAATTTCTTCCATGTTATCTGCTTGTTGATTAGCAATACTCAATCCAAACGCTAACATGTCTGCTAACTCGTCTAGCTGTACGTCTAACGGTTTACCTGGTTTCTTCTTCCAATTCTTGAACGTTTCCAATGTGTTAAACCATTCAAAGAATTCAACCACATACGCAATCTTGCTATCTCGTAAATTTAGTGTTGGTATTCTATCGTCAAAGTCCTTTTGTATTTGTAATAACTCTTGTAACTGATCAATTGTTAATGTGTTAGTCATTTTCCTGCTCCTCCTCATATTTATAGACCACTTGCCCCGTCATAATCCCTACTGCTTCATCAAGACCAATATCTTCTTTGAGTGCATCTTGCATAGCATTAGGTAAACCCTCAAGTATTTCATCAAACGCTTGTGCTTTCTTATACACGTCCTCAATCTCTTTTAGCAATCCCTCTGTGTCATTACCGTTATATGCACTAGCGCTGATAACTGATTGTTCGATTTGTTCGCGGTTATTCATTAGTGTCATCCTCCATAAAAATTTTATTGTTTAATTTCATTCCAAATTTAACTCTTTCATCATCGTTGCCGAATTCGTTTATTAAATCTTTTTCAACACTCTTGCAATACCTATCCCATGCGCTCGCTTTCTTCTCCAGATCTTTGTTGCGCTCTCTTAACTTAGCTATATCTCCAATAAGCTCATCACGTTGCTTCTTGTACTCTTCACGATCTTTTAATGCTTTGTGAAGTTTATCTAATAACTTGTTAAAGTTAGTACAAAGATTTTTATATTGTTCATCTGATAAGGTGAACGTCATCTCATAACCTCCAATAGCATCTCATTTTCAAAAATATTTCCAACAATTTCAATAATATCGTCATTTTCACTTAGTAATTCAGTTACATTGCTAAAAGTTATATAAAAGGCTCCTTCTTTAAACTCGATAAAACTTACTTCTCTCGAATAACAATCTTGAACAATATCCCCTTCATAAATCTCCACACCGTGCACATCTTTAAATCCTGTGTATTGTAATAGTTTTACTTCATTGAAACTTTTATAACCTGTTGAAATCAAAATGTACCCACTATTAAAATCGATTTCGTCAATAATACTCATAACTTTTTTATCTTTATCCCAAGCTTTAAATTTCAACATCATTCTACCAACTCCCCATCTTTCCAAATCAATGTCATCGTCATGTCATCGTTTAAGATATAGAATGCTTTAGTAGGAAAAATATTGTCGTCTTCAAAACGTTCGTTCAAACTGATACCTTTGTGTAATGCGGATTTATAGACTCCTTCTTGAATCTCATATACCTCTAACAACCTATCAAACTTAGTCTCTTCCGTTACTTCTTTTTCAATATCAACTATGAAGGGGATATCAATTGGAATAAAACTTGACGTCGAACACTTATTTGTATTTGGATGAAAACGAACGAATCCATCACTAAATCCTGTTGAAAAAAATATTTTTCCTTGTGATAGATCCGGATTTTCTCGCGCCCATTTAATTAATTCATCTAATCTCATTTCTTTTTTAACTTTGATTTTCATTGTTATATCTCCTCTTGAACAGTAAATTTATCGTTAATTGATACATATCCAGTCACATTACATAAGATGCTATCAACATGAAAAGTCACAAAACAGTTGCGCTCAACATCATTTGAATAGAATCTTTTATTACCTGATAACTTGGGGTTATCCCAAGCCCATTGGATAAGTTCAGGTAAATTCATTTCTTTTTCAATTTTGATTTTCATTGTTTCCGCCCTTTTAAAATAAAGTTAGTTGCTTCTGTTCCTCATATTCCAAATCATGTTGCTTTATATATGTTTCAAGCTCTTCGGCTGTATCAAATGTCTTTTTCACGCCTTGCCAACCTGGTACGATATGCCCATGAAAGTAATAAGTGTCATTTACTACATGGATATGTGCCACTCGCTCGTTATCCTGATACAGATATCTCTTAGAGCCGAAAAATCGGCTTAAGTATTCTTTGCGTGCGCTATCTGTCATTGTCATCACTCCCACAAGTCAAACACTCTATCAACGTAAAACTTCGCTTTTGCCATATCCTCATGTCCATTCTTTAACGGTGCTCTAGATAGGTATTTGATTGCATTACCTATTGCGAATGCTAATTGTGGTGGGTACTGTGCCGTTACTTGTTCGATAAAATCTATAATTTCAATGTCGCCGTATGTGTAATGCGCCGGTTGCTTAACGTTGTCTTGAATTTCGTTCATATCTACTTTTCTGTTACTAATTATGCTCATTATGCTTCACTCCATTTCTTGAACATTTGGTTATAAGTGACATCGAACCAGTACGGATCACGTGAATGTTTTTGTGGTACATCAAATAAATGTGGCTTCTTTCTTCTTAGCTCAGCTTCTTTACGTCGTTGCCTAGCCATTTCACACTCTCGCTCCAAAGCTTTTGTTATTTGTATTTCTCTATAGTCGTTTAGCTTCATGCCGAAAGGTGCATCAATTGCTTCCGACATCTCCCAACCCTTCGCAACTCTGTTTCTAACTATTTCGGGCGTGAGTCCTTTCTTTTTCATCTGCTCATTTTCATATTCAGTGTATTTAGAAGGGGGTTTTTCTTGTGGTGGCGCAATAAGCGCATCGCCCGTTAGCCCTTTTGCTACCCTGTAATTAATTAGTCCTTTGCTTAGGTTGTACTTTTTAACTATTTCGCTAACAGTCATCATTTTGCCGTCAACCTTTACTTTCTTAGGCTTTACTACATTTTGTATTAAATCTTTCCCCCTCGCCCCTCTGTCGTACCTAGTAATCAATGTCGATACTTTGATGTCGTATTTATCCGATACATCAATAAGCGTCATCAATTTACCGTCTATTCTCACTTTCGTTTTTATGCCCGCCATTTATTCCACCTCTACATTTACATTTCTAATTTTTAAATTGTCATACTCTAGTATTTCGCCAGGATTGTTATATAAGTAATCTGCCAGCGCATCTTTTTCGTTATCCACATCATCAAAATGCTGATATTCAACTTCTGTAGGTATTCTTATATCAA